GTCGGCAAGTCTTTCACGAATTCGGTTAAAGCAACGCAACGCAGCGTTTCAAGCTTAAGCAAAAACATCTCTCGCGAGATGAACAACGCCGCAGCAGCGAGTGCGAAAGGCTTTAAAAACGTTTTAAGGAATGATGCTTTTCAGGCCGCAGCGGTTGGAGCCGCAGCCCTAGGGGCTGGCATCATGGGCAGCGTAAAAGCTGCCGTTGAATTTGAGTCGGCAATGTCCGACGTGAAAAAAGTTGTCAGCTTTGACACGAAAGAAGGCTTCCCAAAATTACAAAAAGAAATTCGCGCATTAGCAAGGGAAATCCCGATCACCGCAGCCGGGTTTGCCGAGATCGTGGCATCGGCTGGGCAAGCTGGGGTCGCAAATAATGAGCTAACAAGGTTCGCAGAATCTGCCGCCAAAATGGGCGTCGCGTTTGACATCAGCGCCGGAGAAGCCGGTGACGCGATGGCGAAATTCCGCACGGCAATGAAGCTTGATCAAGATCAAGTTGAAGCCCTGGCAGACTCGATCAACCATCTGTCCAATAATTTTGCAGCAACAGCGGGAGAAACTACAAATTTCATGATGCGCGTCGGTGCCCTGAAAGGGCAGATGGCGATCAGTGAACAGTCAATTGCAGCGTTTGGCACGGCAATGATCGGCGCAGGCGCAGCCCCTGAAGTCGCGGCCACATCTTTCCGCAACTTGACCAAAGCCCTGATGAAAGGCGATGCGGCTACCAAGGCGCAAATGGGCGCATTTAGCCAGCTTGGGCTTAGCTCAACGCAGCTTGCAAAGGACATGCAAAGGGACGCTGAAGGAACAATCCTTGACGTTTTTGCACGCTTAAGCAAAGCCCCTGCCGAGCTGCGTAATTCGCTATCAACTCAACTGTTTGGATCTGAAGCACGGGCGTTGACGCCACTGCTTACCAATACAGAGAACCTTAAAAAAGCACTGGATTCAGTTGCTAGCACCGATCTGTTCTCTGGCTCTATGCAGGCAGAATTTGCAGAGCGGAGCAAAACAGCAGCAAACGCTCAAATTATTTTTAAGAATAATTTGAATGATCTTGGTATCGCTATCGGATCAGTTTTGTTGCCTGCCCTTACTGATTTAATGAAAGGCTTAGCCCCGATCATTGCTGGGTTTGCCAATTTTGCTGACGCAAACCCTGGTTTAACAAAAGCTTTGGTCGTGCTGACTGCCGGTTTTGTTGGACTTGTCGCGGTGGCTCCATTTGTTGCCTCGCTGATTTCAGTTATTGGTTCAATCAAGCTTGCGTTGGCTGGTCTCGCAGGAGCAAAACTATTTGCAGGGATCGGCCTGCAAATCAAAACTTTGCTAATTATTGGCAAGGTTGCAATTGGTGTTTTAGCAGGCGGCCTGAAAAGCCTGTTCGCTCTTATGCTTGCTAACCCAATTGGCCTTTTAGTTGCTGCAATTGTTGGCATCGGCGTCGGCCTCGTTGTTGCTTACAACAAATGTGAATGGTTCAGGGAAGGCGTCAATTCAATTGTCAGCTCAATCGCTGGTTTTTTTGTTGGGCTTTGGGACAAAATAGTTGCTGGATTTGATGCAGTTGTTCAAGCTGTTCAACCAATTTTTAACGCTTGGGTTCAAACAATTAGCGGCGTTGTTCAAACGATAAAAGGTATTTTTCAAACCTTATGGGGCATTTTCACCGGGGACAGCCAAATGGCTGTCGATGGTGTCAGCAACATTTTTGGCGGATTGAAAAATGTTTTTGCAGGCATTGTTGACGGCATCCGTGCGTCGTGGGATTTAGTCAGCGGCATTGTCCAAAGCGTTGCGACAAACATTGTGACCACGTTGACTGCGCTTCCTGGTCAACTCGTAGAGATCGGCGGCTCAATTATTTCAGGCTTTGGCGCTATCTGGACGCAGCTGAGCACAATTGTTGAAGGCGTTGCCGCTGGCATCGTTGCAACTTTTGTTGCGCTGCCAATGCAACTTATTAACGTCGGCGGCGCAATTATCGACACGATCAAAGAAGGATTTATTTCACGCTTTGGTGCTTTGAAAGACACCATTGTCAAATCGTTTACAGAGCTTCGCAAACTGCTTCCATTTTCAGACGCTAAGAAAGGACCGTTCAAAGATCTAACAGCAAGCGGTCGCGCAATTGTGACCACTTTGGCGCAAGGCGTAAAAGACCGCGAAAGCGTTTTGCGAAACGCGATTGGAGACACCGCAGCCCTTGCGATGGAAGGGATGGGGCCAACGTTTGCGCCAATTCAGCCAGCGTTTGCAATGCCAAGCGGCGGTTCATTCGCGGCCCCCATGACAACCCCAAGGGCAGCCCCTCAAGCGGCTCCAAAGCGGTCACGCGGGAATGACGGCAACGGGGTCTTCGGTTTCCTGAACAAGATCTTGCCGGTAGCCGCTGCTCTTATTCCTGGCGGCAGTAAATTCCAAGGCATAGCTCAATCCGGTCTAAACATCGGGGAAGAGCTAATCCACGGCGGCGGCTTGGGAGGCATTAACCCAATGCAAGCCGCAGCGACCTTGGCCCCGGTTGTTAATGTCTCAGTTGGTGGTAGTGACGCCTCAGCCGAGGAGATCGCTAGGGTTGTTACAACACAGCTTGAGCAAGTCTTGGCAGATGCTGAAGCTGATCAACGTGCGAGCTTGAACGACTAATGGCAAAAGATGTTCTCCTGACGATCGGCAAATATCAGTTCAGCATTGACACCGCTGCACACAAAGATTTGCAACGCACCCAGTCTTTTCGCTGGGCAAGCCAAGCGCGACTAAGCCGCGAACCCGCGATGCAATACATGGGGCCAGGCAGCGTGACTATTAATCTGTCTGGCTCAATCTTCCCAACCTACCGGGGCGGATTGGGCCAAATTGACGACATGGTCAAAGAAGCCAAGAAAGGAAAGCCATTGACATTGGCAGACGGGCAAGGCGTCAACCATGGGCGGTTTTGTATAAAGCAAATTTCTGACACGCAGCAAATTTTCTTTGGAAACGGAATGCCTCGCAAGATCGATTTTCAAATGCAGCTTGAGCAATACGGCGAAAACGCTGTTCCAGCAAACAGGGGCGGCAGCGGATCTAATGACGGCGGATCTATCTTTACCGTAGATAACGCTGTCATGGTTGTTAACCTTTGGGGTGCTGCCAGTGATAGTTTTGATTTCTTAGACAAGGGGACCGCCTAATGTCGCTTTATTACAAATGCAAAGATGGTGATGCTTTAGACATGATCTGCAAAAATATTTATGGATATTCGCGCAGTTCTGTTGAAGCGGTTTTAGCAAATGAAAAGAATCGTGAAATCGCAAAAAAGATGCCTTTGCTAGAAGCTGGTGACGTTGTTTATTTGCCTGACTTGCCTAAGCCTGAAGGACCAACAATTTATACAAACTTGTGGAACTAAAGAATGAGACCAAGTTTTCGCATTGAATCTTCTGGCGCTGATATTACAGGCGCGATTGGTGATCGACTTCTTAAGTTGCGAATAAATGATGACGCAGGCCAAAAAAGTGACACGCTAGACATTGCTTTAGATGATCGTGATTATGAGTTAGATATTCCAAGCGCAAAAGCAAAAATAAAAGTATGGCTCGGATATGAAGACAGCGAATTAACAAAACTCGGTGAATATGTTATTGATGAAGTTGAACTTACTGAAAATCCCGCTGGCTTAAAAATTAGAGCAAAAGCAGGCGATTCATCCCCAACTTTTAAAGCAACAAAGACACGGAGTTGGCACGGCAAAACGATTGGTGAAATCGTGCGAACTATTGCAGGGGAACACGGCCTTGTTCCGTCTATTCATTCTGATTATGCAAATCGCCTTATCCCGCACATTGATCAAGAAAATGAAAGCGACGCGCATTTCTTAACTCGGCTCGCAAAAACCTATGGAGCAACCTCGAAACCGACCCATGGTTTTTTGATTTTTATTCCTGAAGGGGAAGGGCTCAGCGCAGAAGGACAGGTGATCTCTTCAGTGACTGTTACAAAAGATGAAGTGCTGACATTAAAAGCAACAATCAAAGATCGCGGGAACTATTCAGGTGTTGTCACCCGTTACCGGGACAAAGTGACAAACCAAGAAATTGAAGTGACAGTGGAAGACAGGTGGCAAACCATTTTCGGCAAAGGGCCAGTCTTTCGCGATAAAAAAATTTACGCTTCGGAAGACATGGCAACCCAAGCGGGGGCAGCGATGTTAAAGCAGCTTCAGTCAGGAGCGGTGACAATCGATTTAACAATTATTGGCCGAGCGGACATTTACGCAGAACGGCCAATCACTTTGACGGGATTTCGAGCCCCTCTATCTGGCACCTGGATCACCAAAACCGTGACGCATGAACTAAGTCCAAAAGGGTTCACGACAAAAATCGTTTGCGGCAACCAAACCGCTAAAGCGACAACGACCTAAAATACACAGGAAGGACAGACAGCCAAATGCAACCCGAAGGGCATGAGGTGTCACACCTCGAAATTTATCGTCTTCTTATAGAAGTCAAAACGACGCTCGACTTAACGTTGAAGCGAAATGAAGAAGAGCGTGCGCAAGATGAAAAAGACAAGACCGACATTTTTGGCCGTCTTGGCAAGCTAGAAAACCGCATGGCGCAAGTCATGATTATCGCGATCACTCTTTCCGTAATAATTCCTGTGAGTGTTGAGCTGTTTGGGACTGCGCTCATAACATCGGGAGAACGTATCGAACGAGCCAGGTGAGCAAAGTTAAGTTAGATGACTTTTTCCGGTTTTATAAACAGCTCCCGCATCAAATCGCAGGGGTTAGGCAGCTCGAAGAGGCGATGCCGCCTGAGCTGCTAGACCGCAACGCAGGATGGATCCAAACCTACAGGGCAGCCGGTAAGCAGCCAGAAAAGCCAGCGCCGACAAATCCCTTAGCTGTGCCCTACTACAGCCAGCGGGACAGCGACACAGAGCACGCGCGGCGGATGTGTTTCTCCTCTAGCTGTGGAATGCTTTTGGAAGCCATGCGACCCGGTACGTTATCCGGTACGAATGGCGATGATGCGTACCTAGGGCGCGTGCTCCGGTACGGCGACACAACAGACCCAACAGCGCAGATCAAGGCGCTGCAATCTTTCGGCTTGCAAGCCGAGTTCACGCAACGGGCAAGCTTCAAGATGATCGAAGATCAAATTGATCAAGGCGTCCCGGTGCCGCTTGGCTTCCTGCATCGCGGCACAGCGTCAAACCCGGAGGGCTCAGGCCATTGGCTTTGCTGCGTTGGTTACACAGACGACACCCTCGTTGTTCACGATCCATTTGGCGAAATCGCTTTGTCGCTCGGTGGCTACATGAACCAAAATGGAAAAGCCCTGCACTACAGCAGGCAAAATTTTGGCCCCCGTTGGGAGGTCGAAGGCCCCGGCTCAGGTTGGGCCATCATTGCTAATCTTTGAAAGGATTTTTCTCATGGAAACTCAAACCCTCGTTATGGATTTTCTTAATTCTCCAATCTTTTGGATCGTGGTCGCGGCTGCATCCGAAATCGTGGCGCTGTCGCCTGCCCGGTCAAATTCAATTGTTCAGTTAGTTTTCCAAGCTCTAAACTCTGTTAAGCCAAAAAAAAAGTAGGGACCAACATCCCGCCGGATGGCCGGTGGCTGTTTCGTTTCAACACACGCGGTCCAATAGAGACCGTGAAGCGGATCGTCGCGGCCAAAAAATTCCACGCAACTTTGAGGCCAAAAATTGATGCTGAAATTTCTAAAATCACTGAACTTCTGGACGCAGAGCAATCGAAAGAAGGAAAAGAGCCCGATCGGCTTCGCTACCAATACAGCGAAGAGCCCGACGTGTTCATCCAAGACGGAGTTGCAAAGCGACCCAAAAAAGTGCTCGGCGGATGGATGCGAGCCAAAGCACCTTGGATCAAAGATTGACGAAGCCCAATTGATCCGACAGCTAAAACTTCACGAAGGCGTCAAGCTGAAAGCTTATAAATGCACCGCTGACAAAACAACGATCGGCGTCGGTCGAAATCTTGACGACCTGGGCATTACAGAAGAGGAAGCCGACTATCTATTGGCTAACGACATTAGCCGGGTCAAGGTTGCGCTCAGTCGTGAGATTCCTTGGATGGCTGATCTCAATGACGTGCGTCAACGAGTGCTTTTGGATATGGCTTTCAACCTCGGCATCAGTGGTTTGATGCAGTTCAAAAAAACGCTCAAGGCAATTCAAGACAAAGATTTTGAACGCGCTGGGCGAATGATGCTCGACAGCAAGTGGGCCACACAAGTCGGCAAACGTGCTGATCGGCTATCGGTAATGATGAACATCGGCAAAGATCCCAAAGACCTTTGGCCGCCTAAGATTTAAAACTTGGGCCGGGATCTTTTTGGCCTTTCATAATTGCGCAGGCGCGGCGGTAAAAATCATTTTCGGTTGCACCTACTTTTTCAAGGTGCGCTTTTATCTTGCGCCAGTTGTTCACGGTTTCGGCGTCCAATGTATTCTCGCAAGCTACGCGCATTTTAAAGTTGCGTTAGGTTGTTGTCACGTTCACCCCACACGGGGCGCACTCCTAGCGGCAGGGAACGGGGCCGCTGATATGGAGCGGCAGGAT